CGCGCTAGTTGCGGCGATAGCACTTGCTATGATTTGCCCATCAAATGCGAAAGCGGATCTTCCGCAAGCAAATAAAGAAGTTGTTCAATTGTTTGACAATGGTGGGGTTATTCCAGAGCAAAAACCCCCCGCCCCAATTGAAAAATGGACCGGCAAAGTAAGAATTGCTGGAATAATAAAGAAGATCAATACCGATAGCCCTTCTAAGCCTGTTGTAGAGGGTTCTAAGGCAATTGTATATAAAGGAGAGGCCTATGCTCCAAAAGACGCACCTAAAATTGTAAAAGGCGTTATTTGGGCTGGCAACAAAATTCGTAATTTGCCCTATGTTTGGGGCGGAGGTCACGGATCATTTAGCGCATCTGGGTATGACTGCTCTGGATCAGTATCATATGCCCTTCATGGAGCTAAATTACTAGATACAACAATGACATCCGGTGACCTAGCATCATGGGGTAGATCGGGTCCGGGTAAATGGATTACTATTTACGCCAATTCGGGTCATGTATACATGCATGTAGCCGGTATTAGGTTTGATACATCAGGAGCCAATCCTTCAAGGTGGCAGTCTGATTTAAGACCTAGTTCTGAATATTTGCTTAGACATCCAAGTAATTTATAAATTTAAGGCCCTCGCAAGAGGGCCTTTTCTTTACACTTTAATCTATTTTTTAATATATGATCAACTTAATTAACAAAGGGTAACTATGGCAAAGAAAATAGGCGTAAACGACAATGGCAGGGCTTGGATTAGTCCAGCTATAATTAAAACTCATCTTCCTTTAGGACCGGGACCATGGCGAACAGATTATAAAAATCCAACGGTAAGCGTTAAAGACATTAATTCACACAGTTACAAAGTTTTAAAAGATATTATTAATAGAGGTAATGCTATTTGTTTTAGGCCTTATAGAATGGGCGGAGGTCATGGTTTAAATTTAAATAACCATGGAGCGGTTAAGCGAAACGGCGCATGGGACTGTTCATCATCGGCTTCATGCATATTGCATCCTCATTTATATAAACCAAGTCTTGCTTGCGTCTCAGACACTTTTGCAACACTGCAAGGGTTTACGTCTAGAGGTCGTGTCAATAAACAAAAGTCTATTGTAATATATGCAAATTCAGAGCATGTGTTTTTAGATATATGGTGGCAAGGAAGCAGAATCACTTGGGATAATTGGGGTGGCAGGGGTAGTCACACTCCATGGTACCCATCATCAGGCAGTCCTGATAGTCCATCTGCTTACAAATATAAAATTGTACACAAAAATTTATAAAATAATATAAATACAAATAAAAAGGCCCCCATTTCTGGGGGCCTTTTCTTTACCTCAAAGAGGAAAACTAGGATCAGGCGAGGCCTGAGATGTCTAGCTTCTTGCTTGTTGTAGTGGTTGTGTAATCAGAGATTGCACCGCCCTTAACAATACGTGAAAGGCCGCGAGCGTTAAGGATAAGCATACCAATAAGCTCGTCCATGACCCAACCCTTCCAGAATGTTTCAACATTGTGGTTCTCTTCAACGTCAAGTGAGTACATGACGGGCATAACACCGACGTAATCAGGCTCAGCGGTAAGGAATACCTCGCCCTGTGGGACGATGATTGAGCGCTGGATCTGGAATTCACCGAATGTGGTGATCTTCTCTCCACCGAATACCTTATCCTTGAACTCAAAGCCAGTTACGTTAAGATCCCAGTTGTAGAAATCGCGAGCGTCAGCAGGGTGAATGATGACACGGCGAGCTTCAAGCTGGTTGATCTCGATCTGTGAAACAGCGCTGTAAAAGTCGCTAGGCTCAAGTGGGTTACCAGCACCGATAAGAACGGTCTGCTCACCTGATGAACCAGCGGCAATACCAGTCTGAATACCACCGGTTGGGGCGGTACCAACTGTGTTATTGTTACGTGCAGTACCAAGCTCAGCAATAGCAGCCTCAAGAAGAAGGATAAGACGGGCGTCCTCCTGCTTCTGGATTGCCTGACGGCTCTCGTCCTGCGCGAATTCAACAGCGTTTACGCGAAGGTAGTAGAGATCTTCCTTACGGATACGAGGGAACGTAGCGATACGGAAAAGCTGAGGGAAAGCCTGCTTGCCCTCAAATGGTGTGATCTTAACTTCCGAGTCGGTCTGGTTAAGGATATAAGCCCTGCCCAGATCGTCAAGGATGTCGTAAGGCATAAGTGGACCGCGCTCAAGAGTATCTTCAATAAGAACATTACGAGTAATACCCTCATAACGAAGACGAATCTGAATGGGACCGATCATACCCTGACCGATGCGGCGCATTGCGTTCGATGAATCCTTTAGGATTGACTGAAGCTTCTGAGCCTTTGCTTCCTTGGTAAGCTTAGGTGCGTTAGCAAGCTTAGCCTCGTAGTCGGCTGATGAAACAGCCTTGCGTGATGTAATTTCCATATTAATCATATTCCTTTCTTATACCATTAGGTCCACGATAATACGGGATGTGCTAGGTACTTCAATTAAACGAGCGACTGGAATTGAACCAACGCCATCGTCGGTATTACGAACAGCATCGTCATTAGCATAGCTACGAGTGCCGGGCTTAGCAGTAACGGGAGTAGTTGTAAGACGACCATCGGCACCGGCATAAAGGTAAACGTTACCACTGGTACCATCTACTGTTGGTGCTGCAATAGTGCCAAAGGCAGGAGCAAGAATCTCAAAAGTTGAATCAGGACCGCGCCAAGCGCCAACCTGATTCTGTAGTGAGTCACCTGCAAAACCTTCATCAAGGTCTCCACCAACAAAGTTGGCAAGAAGGCCAAATGGACGCTCGCCTACTGCTCCAGTGGCGATTGTTACCTGATCAGTTCCCTTAACGCGAACAAGAACGATACCGGCAGGAACTGAGTTAGCTCCTGAACCAGCGGCCTTGTATGCGCCAGAAGGAATCTGAAGCGAACCATCAGCGGCACGAAATCCTGCTGAGCCGTCTGACTTTGTGTACAGAGTCGCAGCATAAGGCGTAGCCTGAGTATTTGCATACAATGGCCGACAAGTGCGCTTCTGATACTTATTAGCTAGATTCTTTAGTCTAAGCATATTATGTATTTTCCTATTTTGTCTTTGTGATTTTAGTTTCACGCCTTGTGGGCGCTACGCCGTTTCAATTGTTTCTAGACGGCGGATTGTAAAAATAAAGTATTATTTCCTTTTTTCTTACATAAACAGAGCAGAATCATCAGAATCTGCTTGAGTTGTTGCAGGAGCAGTACTTGCCTCCCTAACTAGAGACGGAAGTCTCTTAGCTGTCCGCGCCGACTTCTTAAGGCCCGCTGTCTTAACGCGATTAGCGTAAGCCAGTGAAGCCTCAACAATTGCGGGCGCTGCCTTTTCAAGCTCAGCAACTCTTGCATACTTCTGTGAAGCGTCAAGAATGCCAAGTTCGATCTCAGTATCAGCCAGCTTGAAAGCTGACATGATGTGAGCGGTGCTATCATTACCATCACCAAAAGCGTGATCCTTAGAATCAACACCAGTTGGGTAAAATTCCTTACTATTCTGATCGTGGTAAAAACTCTTGCTTGAAGGGTCTACTGGATCAGCTTGACGAGTAACCGCGCTATTGCCATCTGGGAAAGTAGCCGTTGGGCCAGAATCCTGAGTGGTAATTGCATATGGTCCCTTGTCATCTGTTACACTAATGCGGTCATCGGCCTTACCAATTGGATCGGAAGGCTCTGCACCGCGAACATCTGATACAACCCATGATGAAGCCTTTGCTGCTGGCTCATGCATTGTAAGAGGCGTAGCGCTATCTGAATTAAATACCTGATAGCTACTTACGTCAGTTACAGGGTCATGCTGACCAAGTGAGTCACCCTTATCGCCATGGAAAGTATCCGTATGGATAGCTTCAATGTTCTTTGAGTGTTCATCGCCCTGATCAACTTCTACTGTCTTTTCATCGCCAGTGCCAACACCGGAAATGCCACCGATATCGGTAACATTAACCTGAGCGTCAGCCTTGGATGCGTCTTCATTTGAAGCTCCACCAACGCCACCAGTTCCGACTACATCAGTATTGTAGTCAGGCTTGGCAACAGCC